CATACCTGCTCGAACTCGAAGCTGTCGCATACGCTTTTATAGTCGTCGATGTTCAGGAACATGGCCGTCAGTTTTTTGGGTTGGCGACAAACAGCGCGCATTTCACGGCCTTTTCGGCGGTGAAACTTTTTGCGAATCGGTGTTGCCGTATAAGGTTCTTTATGCCCTGCATGGAAACTACGACGGGTTTTCCGTCGAATACCAGCACGAGGAATTTTTTACCGTACAGCGTAGCGTCGTGCTGCGCTTTTCGTTTGGCGCGTGCCAGCCGCCAATCGAACACAAGGGCTTGGAAATACTTTTTTACCATGATACATTTTTTGCGTTGTTCCGCCTGCCGAACGACGGAGTAAAACTACTTATGCGGGTGTCGCGTTGCAGGAACCATATTGCGCCCTCGTCGGCATCGGGCGCATCATCGTGGCCGCGCATTCCCTTTTCAAATGCGAGTGTCTGTTCTATTCCCGCCTGCATATCGGGGTTGTCTTTTTCCGCCTCGTTGTATGTTACGAATCCGCGCTCCCATAGGGGGCTTACGGCTTCGATGCGCTGGAATTTGTCGGGCTTTTTGCGTTTGTCCGCGCTGATGGGCAGCTGGTAGCCTCGCAGGTCGCCCTCGCGTCGGAACTCGTCCAGAATGGTGTCCTGCATGAAATTGGCCTCCATGTACCACTTTATCGCTATCCCCTCGGTTAAACTCCACTCGTATAGGTCATAAAGCCAGCGCACCATCTCGGCCACGCTGCACTGCCTTACGAACGCTTTGATGTGCCACAGCTGCGAGCCTACTTTCCCCCACAGTTTTGCGGCCTTGTAGTCGTTTTTTGTCGTCCCCTTGAAAGAGGGGTCGATATACAGCACCAGTTCGTCGAACTTTTTAAGGTCGGGCAGCTTTCCCCACTTGATCCAGTCGTTACGGAATACCGCACCCTCGGTGATGGGGTTGTTCATGTACTCTTTCTGGAACGAGCGGTATCCTTGGAACTTTTCGATGGCTTTCACTTCGTCGGGTGTCCATTTGGCCGCCCATGACACATTGCCGTTTTTGTCCCAGATGTTCACCTGCGATACGTGTACGCCGTCTATGGCGCAGAAGTTGGCCAGCACGCTGTTCTTGGCGATGAGGTTGCCCACCATGATGAAGCGTCCGCGTCCGCCGTCCAGCGCGCCGAACAGAGCCTCTTTCACCCAATTCGTAAGACGGGTTACGCGGGCGGGGCTTTCGCACAGTTCGTCGTCGTCGAGGTCGTCGATGACGATGTAGTCGGGTCGGTGGCTTCGGTATCGCAGGCCGCGCGGCGACTGCCCGCGTCCCCGTGCGAAGAATGCCGTTCCGTCCTTTGTTACGAACTCGCCCTCCTCCCATGAACCGTTGTTGTACTGCTGTCCGAAGTCGTGGATGTAGCGTTGGTTAAACTGCAACTCCGCCTGTATGTCGGCCAGCAGGGTGTTTGCGTTGTCCTCGCTTTTCCCGACCAGCACCATGACATGAAGCTGCCGCGTTTGCTGACATTTGAGCCATAGTGGTATGAAAATATCCAGATGGGTGGATTTTGCCGCTCCGCGATGCCATTTGAACGCAGCTTTCAGGTTGCGTTCTTTCAGCACCTTGTTCGCCGCCTTGATATGGAACGGCGCGCACGGTGTCTGTTTCCCCGTTTCGGGATTGACGGTGTAGTGCGGGAAATAGTATTCCACGAAAGCGGCATAATCGGCGCGCACGCGCTTTATGCGCGCCTGCCTGTCGCGTGCCGTTTCCGCGGTATTCACGACGGTGGCCTGCTGCACCGTTTCGCAGTGCTTCTGCCATCTTTCGACGGCCTCCCTTAATTCCGCTTTCGATGCCATAGGCTACTGGTTGAATTTGTTCTGCAACAGTTCGTTGATGTAGAGGTCGTGGTACTTGTTGATGGTTTTAAGCAGCTCGGGCGTAACTTCGTCGTCGAAAGACATACGGAATTGCATCCACTTGCTGAAAGCCATGAACACCTCTATCACGTCCACGATGGATGCTTTTTTGTCGAGGCGTTCGATGGTCGTTGAGAGTTTGGCCAGCTTATCGCCCAGCCCCGCCATTGCTTCGGGGTCGTCGCTCTCGTTCACCTGTTCGATAAGTTTGTCTATGGTGTGCAGCAGTTTGTTCACCAGCTCGGGGCGTGTGATGTTTGCCGCCGCGCGTTGTTCCTGCCATCCGTTCTCGGCCACCCATTTGTTGATCGTAACGGCCGATACTCCGACCTTTTCCGCAATCACCTTTTGCGTTTCACCCTGCATAAAGAGCAGGCGCGCATACTCTCGTTTTTCTTCGAGTTCTTTCTTCGTTGCCATTCATGATTAAAAGTTAAACATACCCTGAAATCGGGTGCTTTTGCTGTGCAAAAGTGGCATTATTAAAAGACTGCAAGAAAAAGATATGCAAAGTTTTACACTCTTTTTGCCCGTGCGGATGGAAAGATGAAAATTTGCATCATCAACATCGCGGGGTGGAGCAGACGGTCAGCTCGTGAGGTTCATTCCCTCAAGGTCGCGGGTTCGAGTCCCGCCCCCGCAACAATGGTAGTTTTTAGGTAAGACAGATTGTTTCAGTTGCGGGCGGTCATGCGTGTAGGCTCATCCGCCCGCCTTTTAAGACAGACGAATGGCAAAAGATGTAATCATAAGCACCAGCGGCCTGAATTGTTACGGCGGCCGCGTGCTGACCTCGGGCATCGACCTGACGCAGTTCCAGAAAAATCCGTTGCTTCTATGGATGCACCGTCGCAGTTTCGACCGTGATGCGATGCCCATCGGGCGCATCGACAACCTGCGCATCGACGGCGACCGCCTGATCGGTACGCCCGTTTTCGACCAGAACGACGAGTTCGCCAAGAAGATAGAGAGCAAGTGGGAAAACGGCTTTTTGCGCATGGCCTCGGCGGGAATCGAGATTATCGAAACCAGCGATGCGCCCGAACACCTGCTGCAAGGGCAGACGCGGCGCACCATTACGCGCTGCCGGTTGGAGGAGGTCAGCATTGTGGATATAGGCGGCAATGCCGAAGCCCTGCAACTGTACGATACCAGCGGCACGGTGCTGAAACTTTCCGCAGGCGAGGACAACGACGTGTTGCCGCTGCTTGTGCCGGATCATGAAAACGCCCCCGCGGGAACTGCCCCCGACGGCGACGCAGATACTCAAACCAAAAAATCAACTCAAAGCATGAACAAAGAATTTTTGCAGTTGCTCGGCCTGCCGGAAACGGCCACCGAGCAGGAGGCAGTGGGCGCGCTCCGCCTGCTGAAAGACAAGGCCGACAGGGCGGACAGCCTTACGCTGGCCAGCATCACCGCGGTTGTGGACGGCGCGATTGCCGAGAAGCGCATCACGGGCGACAAAAAGGAGCATTTCGTAAACATCGGCAAGACGGCAGGCCTCGATGCGTTGCGCACGACGCTTTCGCTGCTGCATCCCGCCGTTAAGCCGACGGAGGTCATCCATCAGGCGGACGATCCGAATCCCGACGCTCCGAAGACTTACGCGAAGTTGTCGGACGTTCCCGTCGAGGAAATGGAGAAGCTGCGGGAGGATAAACCGCAGGAGTATGCACGCCTGTATAAGGCCGAGTACGGGTATGACATCCCGAAGAATTAACCAATAAACAACAAATCAATGAAACTTTTCAAGTCTGTATTTTTGGCCGTTCTGGCCTTTGTGGCATCCGTCGCTTTCAACAGCGTATCGGGTGCAGCCCTTGCCACGGTGGCGGGCTTTTCCCCAGCCGTGGGGGTAATCGCGGGCAATGCCGTGGGCTTTCTCGCGGGTACGGTTATGCCGCACGGTTGTGCCTGCGCCACGGTGTTTACCGAGGTGTGGACGGGCGAAATGATTAAGGCGTTCCGCACGGCCGCCGAAAGCCTCGGATGGTACGACCGTATCAAAAGTTACGATCAGTACGTGGACAATGACGTTATCCACTTTACCGAGCTGGGCGGCGACCCTGACGTGTTGGTGAACAACACCACTTATCCGCTGAATATTCAGGAACTCAAAGACGCGGACAAGCCCATTTCGCTGGATTATTTCGATACCACGGCCACGCCTGTAACCGACGACGAGCTGCACGCTTGCAGTTACGACAAGATGGCGAGCGTTCAGGAACGCCATCGTGAGGCACTGAAAGAGAAGTGTATGCAAAAGGCCATCCACGCCATTGCCCCGTCGGAAAACAAGGGGGATAGTGCGCCCGTGCTTTTGACCACTGGCGTATCGGACGGCACGCGCAAGAAATTCGTCGCTGCCGACCTGCTCGCCCTGAAAAAGGCATTCGACAAGATGGGTGTTCCCAAGAAAGACCGTGTGCTGGTCATGTGCAGCGACCACATCAACGACCTGCTGGAAACCGAACAGAAGTTCAAAGACCATTACAACATCAACCAGACGGAGGGCAAAATCGCACGCCTGTACGGCTTCGACATCTACGAGTACGACGGCACGCCGCACTACAATGCCTCTACGAGGAAGAAACTCGCATGGGGTGCAGCCACTTCCGATACCGATATGCAGGCCTCCGTGGCCTTCTACGTCGGGCGCATGATGAAAGCCAACGGCTCGGTGCAGTTCTACCACAGCGAGGCGTCGAAAGACCCGCTGTATCACCGCAACCTCGTGAACTTCCGCAAGTGGGGCATCTGTCTGCCGCTTTCGGATAAGAATTGCACGGCGGCCATCATCAGCGAGAAAGCAACCGCATAACCAGCTGCGCAATGGCAAAGTTACAGTATCTCGTAATCCATTGCACCGCCACCCCCGAGGAGCGCGAGGTCAGTGCTGCCGACATCAGGCGGTGGCACACCTCGCCCGCCCCCGCGGGGCGCGGCTGGAAACAGGTAGGCTATACCGACCTGTTCCACCTCGACGGGCGTGTGGAGCGTCTGGTGTCAAACAACGAGGATGGGAATGTCGATCCGTGGGAGATCACCAACGGCGCGACGGGCTACAACGGCATAAGCCGCCATGTGGTTTATGCGGGAGGATGCGATGCGAATATGCAGCCGAAAGATACCCGCACGGCCGCGCAGCGGGAGGCACTGAAAAGGTACGTGCTTGACTTCCACTCGAAGCACCCCGATGTGCGTATTGTCGGCCACAACCAGCTGGCGGCAAAAGCCTGCCCGTCGTTCGATGTCCCGCGGTGGCTGGAAACGATAGGTATTAAGGTGCAGGAATAAATCTGAATGGACTATTTGACCATACTTGCGAGCGCATTCTGTTCGATAGTCGGGGCTTTGGGTGGCGGTGGTATTATCTACTACAAGCAGACCCGACGCATGAAAGAGGCCGAAGTGGAAGCCAAGCAGTCCGACGAATGGAAAAAGCTATACGAAAAGAGCGACGAGGACAGCCGCGAAAAGGATAAGAAAATCGACGCCCTCTATTCCGAGCGGCAACAGATGTATAACCAGCTTATCGAACGCGACCGAACCATCGCCTACAAAGACATCCAAATCGAGCGGCTGAAATTCGCCCGCTGCGACATCAACGGCTGCCGCCGTCGCAAGCCACCGCGCGAATATGAAGCCAGCGACATAACCGACAATAGCAATGAGAAAGACGATACTACTGTTTAGCCTTGCCCTGCTGCTGTGTTCGTGTGCCACCACCAAGCGCACATCAAACACGGGGCAGAGTACCATAGACAAAGACGTTCAGGCGCGCCTCGACAGCCTCCTGCACTCGCAGGTCGCCGCGCAGCTGGAACGGCTGGCCGTCATGGAGGGCGAAGTGGTAACGGACTTAATCGTGTTCGACACCGATAAGCCGCCCGCCGACAGTACGGGGCTGCCGCCCGTCAAAGCCATCCTGCGCAAGCAGACGAGCCAGAGGCAGCGCAGCCAAGAAAAGGCGGCCGTTCATGCGGAAACCGATGTGCAGGTGTCGGCGGAAACCGCCGACCGCAGTACGGAGGTCAGCCAGACCGCGCAGGTCGAGGAAAAGAAACCGAGTGCGGGCATGGGTGTTTTGCGGTTGGGCATCGGGGCGTTGCTGCTGGCTGTGTCCGCCTTTGCGATATGGATATTTTATAAACGAATTAAACGGTAA